GCTGCTTTGAATGTGCTATCATCAGGCAATACAAAGTTACCATCACGATTCTTCAATGCTGCGTAAGGGATCTTGTTGCGTTTTGCGTATGCGTATTCGACATAACCAAATGCTCCTTTGATACGCTGAACCTGTGCGGCAACACCTTCATTACCTTTACCACCTACACCCGTTGGCCATTTAACTGCTGTGCCTTCACCTACAGTCTTTTGAAAGTCTGCGTTGGCTTTGCCTAAGAAATTGGTCCAGATGAATGTTGTACCCGAACCGTCAGCACGATGTACAACTGTGATATTCATTGCAGGTAAGTTTACACCAGGATTTAATTCTACAATTGCTTTATCATTCCATTTAGTAATTTTACCTAGATGAATGTTTGCGATAACATCGGGTGTCAACTTTAGTTTACCAGCATCGATACCATCAAGATTATAAACTGGTACAACACCACCAATGATTGCTGGAAACTGAACAAGACCCTCTTTGTCTAATTCTTCTTTCTTCAATGGCATATCACTTGCGCCAAAATCAACTGTCTTTGCTTTGATTTGACGAATGCCACCGCCCGAGCCGATTGATTGATAATTTAGACCAATGCCAGTTTGAGCTTTATATGCCTCTGCCCACTTAGCATAAATTGGGAATGGGAATGTTGCACCTGCTCCGGTAAATTCTGCTGCTGATACTACAGATGATGCTGCTAAAAGTAATGCCATTAGATATTTCGTCATATTTTTCTCCTATATGAATTATAGCGCCATAATTATATTATGACGAAATATCTATAAGGCAACAAAACTGAAACAATTCTGTAAGGTTACTGTAAGGAATCTAAAATATTCTCAAGTGAATCGGGGAAAGTATATTTAGGTGCCCACCCCAAAGCATTGCCAATTGCGTTAATACTAGGAACTCTGCTGGTAACATCTTGATAGCCCGAACCATAGAAGTCTCCGCTGGACTTAACTTTAATATCTGCATTATCAATAACGCCTCTGCTCTTCATTCGATCGATCAATAGAACAGCAACATCTCGTACAGATAGATTATTCCAAGGATTGCCTACGTTAAAGATTTTTCCGTTAGACTTATCCTCATTCAATAAAATAAGTTTCAGTGCATCTACGCCATCTCTAACATCTGTAAAACATCTTTTCTGGTGGCCACCATCGACTAATGTAACTTCTTTACGTTGAATAGCATCACCCATAAGCTGAGTAATTAGACGAGAGGAACCTTCAGATGTAGACTCCAGCGAATCCAAATAAGGACCTACCCAGTTAAATGGTCGGAACAAAGTGAACCTAAAAGGACTATCTTGATTCATTGCGAAAATTACTCTATCCAATAATTGTTTAGAGCAAGCATAAATCCAACGGGAATACTTAATAGGACCATATACCAGATCAGAACTATCCTCATCAAAAGGTGCGGTACTCTTACCATATACCTCAGATGTGGATGGGAAAATAATTCTTTTGTTCAAAGCATGGGCAAGTTTAATAACTCGCAAGTTTTCCTCAAAGTCTAATTGAAATACTCTAAGAGGTTGTTCCACATAAAGTTTTGGAGTAGCAATTGCTACCAAGGGCATAACAACATCGCATTCATGAATAAGAGAATCTACGAGATCTCTGTCTTTCATGATGTCTGCTTTGTGAAAAGTAAATCTGCTATCCTGCGGTAACATATTTACTCTTGCAGTGTTTAAATCTATACCAGTAATAGACCAATCTTTAAAATTATCATCTTTTAAAATAGAATCAGTGAGGTGATAACCAATAAATCCGTCAACGCCCAAAATTAAGAGTTTCATTTATAGCCTTTCTAAACGTAAATTCTCAGTGTTTATTATAATGTCTTTTAGTTGTGAGGTAATACAATCCTCATTCTCAAATGTTGAAAATGCATCGACCCCGTGTTTACTTTTTATGTGAATGCTGTTGTTTGCCCCAAATGTTAAAACAATAGTCTCATCTGCGGTTTTAACTATGGTTTTTAATTCTCGCATTTCTCCATGTTTTATTCTAAAACTGGAAATTTTATCTATTAGATAACTACCCGCATTAGAAACATAAAATTGATTATCGCTACCTTTTATATAATTGTCAATGGACATTATATGAGGAATCCATTCAGAAATCAATCCCTTTTCTATAGTCCAGTCATGTAAAATGCTAATTATATTTTCTTTAAAGGGTTCCAAAATATCAAAAACTTTTGAATACCTATACTGACTTAAGATAAAGATAGGAATTCGCTTGGAAACAGACCAATCCTTGGCAGCTAGTTTTTCTTTAGCATCAGAGAATCCTTTTTCTACAAAAATAATATTTGGATTGAATCTACTCGAATGAATAATATCTGCAAGATGATCTTTAGTTGCAGATGCTATAAAAACAGGTATTCTTTGTTTTTGATTAGAAACATTTTCTCTGGTAAACTTTGTTGCCAGAGGATTATTTCCTATAAGAATAGATTCAAATCCAAATGATTTAAGTTTAATTTGTAGTAACTGAGACCATTTACCTGATCCATAAATTACTGCATGCAAAGAATTTCTCCAGTATGTCCACGTTCTACAAGTTTACGCTTAATATCTTCGTAAACATTCCATGCTGTAATTAATACTAGAGCATTCTTATCCATGTTCTCTGGCTGGGTAATCATGATATTTGTTCCGGGGAAATAGCAACCCTGCTTTAACTCATTATCATCAACTACTCCGATAAGTTTTTCATCAACCATATCTAAAGTATAAAGAGCGGTGACTGCTTTAGCTGCTGCTCCATATGCAATAAATTGTCTATCTCCGATTAATTGCTTCATTTTAGTTTGGCGAGCTGCAATTAAGTCAACGACATTTTCAAATGAATTCGAATCTAGAGATTCTAAAGGTATCTCAGAAGTTCCTTCTTTTTTCCTAACATATGCTCTGAAGCTAATACCATGAGTGTTAATCATGTGTACGCTTTCAACAACTAGCCCATGTGCCTCGCATAATTTTGAGAATGAATGTGGTGTGTAATAATCAATATGTTCATGATAAACATTGTCAAGATATTTACCCGAAGAAATTCCATCACGATGCCCACACTCTGCAACAAGAAGACCATTTGGCTTTAGAGCCATAGAAATGCCTTCCATCACATCATGCATATCAGGAATATGTGCTAGAACATTATTAGCACATACTACATCGAAGTAATTTCTCCATTCATTGTTATCGACTAACTTTGTGCTGAAGAAATCTGTGTAGACAGGAATTTTATTTTCTACATGATCTCGTTTTAGATATTCTGATGGTTCAACACCATATACAATCCACTTTTTATCTTTAAATTGCTGCAGCAAGTACCCATCATTACTACCAATTTCCAAAACCGAACCTGGGGTATCATAAAAACCAGATACGGTGTTAGCATATTCAGCAAAATGATTTCTAAATGAATTAGAAACACCTGACTTGTATCTGTAGGTTGAGAATACTGTATTTGGTTCAGGTGCAGAGGCTAACTGCAAATGTCCGCAGTTAGAACAATAATTTAGTTCTAAGGGAAACTTGTCATAGTTAGGTTCATAGAATAAAGCATTGGCTACCGGAGAATCCGGTAAGGATAACCAAGGCTCTAACTTATCATTTCCGCAGCAGCGGCATACATCATACGTTTTCATATTGTTCGTGCAATGGAGTAATCTTAACAATGTCCTCATCATATGTCATAGCATCTCTTTTATGCTCGGACACTACAACCATAGTTGAATCATCAGTAAAAACCATCTCATGATCAATTAAAGGACCTGTCTTAAAAAGATCTCCTGCTACGAACTGTTCTTTGTGAATTTTAGTTTCACCGTGATTACGCCAATAGTAATCCATAGTACCTGTTACTAAAAAACAAGTGTGTGTATCTGTTTTATGATAATGATTGGCACGTAAAGCGCCTTTCTTTGACCAAATCATTTGTACATTTGCGAAGTCATGAACGATGGGTAAAATTTTACCGCGATGATCTTCAAAACCTTCTTCAAGCTGAAGTTTATGAGTTTCCATAATTTCCTTTCAAGTAGTTACATACCAACTAGGCACGAATCGTTTTTTCCATGAAGCTAAGTGTTGCTTGTCTCCTATGTAATAATTTTTATAGGATTGAATACTATTACTAGGTACTTTGTATTTATCAGGCATAGCAGGAGTAGGTTCAGTAAATACTCCTTGCGGAATGTTATTCGGTAATCTTTTAAAATACATCGCCATTCTTTCTGCAGAATGATTCTTGCCATATCTAAAGGTATACTCACCTAAAAGACTTAACCATAAAGAATTTAGCCATGTATAATTTTCTGAGGATGCTCTGGTCCAAATACCTGATGGATGGTTTATGTGGCTAGCTTTCCATAGGACAGGTTCACGTTCGTCATCCAATAACCAACGTTTAATATTTCTTCCGTTTGCGGTTTTACCGTAGTAGGGAGTACCGTCAAGTACTCTATGTGCAGTAGACATTAATTGCCCATACTCTAAAATCATCTTAACTACATGTTTATCGTTATGTAGTTCAGCACACTTCACAGGATCATTATGTAGATAGAATATATTCATGCGGGTTCGATAGACCTCAATATCTTATTGATTATTTGTTTTGTTCTTAAAGAGAACATATTAGAGGATTTTGCTTCTGATAAGCAATGTATAATATCATATGGATCACACTTTTCTATAGTAGAGTCTGTGATTCGTTCTTTAAGATTACCAAAAATATTCATTACAGAAACAGTAATAAAGATCTCCTCTTCATTATATAATGAAATTTTGTACCCGTTGAACCATCGGGTGTATCTGTCCGGAAATGTGTAAATTGTTGCGCTCATATCTCGGTCTCCCGAGATATTTATTAATTTGTGCAGAAAATATCATAGTAATGTTCTCAAAATCTTAACCTCGTCTGATGGGGCCAAATAGCATCTTGCAGAAAACTTCACGCTATAGTCCTGGGAAGAAGTCATTTTAGTAAATTCTATAAAATTATTGTCAATCATGCTTCGAACAAGATTCATCGCAAGATTTTCTTTTATCCATGTTTTTAGATTCGACTCATTCATTTGGGACATCTCAAGACTAGTTACAATCTTCTGAGCGATTACAAGTTTACCACCTATGGGTATATCTTTGTAAGTGACATCTACGGAATCTGTTAGGTAGTTATTAGTATAACTCATTATATCAATTCTTATTCAGTATGTGGTGGCGATGGTGGCTCTGAATCAGATTTACGATATTCTTCAATACGTTCGTCAGGTACAACATAGGGGAAAGTTACAGGTAATCTTGATTCATAGCAGGTGTAATAGGATTTATATTTTTCTCCTGTCTCCTTATCAGTATACCATTCCCAGAACACTCTACCGTCAATATCATACGCATCTCCGGTTGCGTCTTTAAATATTGAGGAGCATCGCTTATTCTGAAATAAGTTTCCGCCAATATCTGCCCATTCATCATCTTCACCCGTTAGCGGTGACAATGGTTTAAAATTAAATAGTTTCTTCAGACATTGAATCGCATAGCCAGCAGAGAATCCAGAATGACCTTCATCTCCAAACTCTTTTACCATATGTAACAAATGCTTACGCATCATACCATTATATTCATCTTCATCGGTCATGCCAATACGATCTAATTCTTTTTCTGCGTAATCAACTAGGCTCATCAGTTTTCCTTGTAGTATAAAAATGATATAATTTTACATAATGTGCGAACCTTATAGGTTCTTGCTCTGGATTAGGGCAATCTTTACCAAAATATGCTCTTATGTCCTCGTATATTTTTGTGGCTTCCTCGTCAGTCATTTAACCAACTCTCTACAAATTGTATAGTTTCATTTGCATTAGTATGATGAACTGCAGCACCACCTGCTTTCTGAAATGCAGTAATAATACTCAATGTATCATCAATCAATAAAGAATTTTTATTTGCATATCCCGGTTTATATTGTTTGCCAGGAACAAAGATCGCAGGATAGTTAATAGAGCGATCAGTTAACCATTTTTGTTTTTGATTGGATATACTGTTATGATCATTGAAGCCTCCGGTAGAAGATAGTATCGCTTTTTGTATATCCAAAGACTTTAGATAGTAAAGAAGACTTTGTGCTTCGGACATCCAATCAAAAGAAGCGAAATGCTCATCATCAATTAAAGTTCTCCACCTCTCACCAAATTTTTCATCTCGTTTTTCGCCAGGTTCGTGATTGAAAAGCTCAATATATCGACGATTAAAGTCTGCTATTACACCATCCATGTCAATGTAAATAATTTTCATTTTATCTTTATAGAAACATCTGCAATATCTTTATCTTCACGAAGTTCAATGAACACCGGAAGGAATAAGGACTCAACATTCCCACCTTTATCCTGTATACGTGCATTATATTTTACTGTAGCAATTTTTCCTATTACTTTTTTGGTATAAGCTTCTCTTTGTTCGTCACTATAACCTGATCCTACATTTACGCGAATTTTGCCATCGTCAGATTCGCATACCAGTGCACCAAGTCGACCTTTGTTTTTACCTGTGCCTTCTTCCCAATCTACTACACGCAGATCACACTCAAGTTCACCCTTAAATTTAATTTGCCCCTTCGATCGTTTGTCTTCCCAAATACCATTCTTTGATTTTAGAATAGTACCTTCTTGACCTTCAGCAAGAAACTTCTCAAAAATTCTTTGCGCGGTATATAGGTTATCTACTTCTTTAGTCCATACTAGATCAATGTAGATTCCGAATTGTGGGAATAAACTTTTGACATGGGATATAGCATTAGATACTTTAGCTAATCTAATATTGTATGCCTCATCACTAACGCCCTTAGTGAAATCCTCATACGATATAGCATCCCATAGTGTAGCTCTTACCTGCAAAGCCTCATCATTAGACATGGTTCCTTTGATGGATTTTGACAAGATACCATTGCCTGTTTGTCTGTTGACGGGTTTGCCTGCAAAATCTGCAACAAGCAGTTCGCCATCAAACACCATATCCTGTTTATAGTGTTCTGCTAGTTTAACAAAAGGAACTGCGAAAGATTTATTTGGAATACTAAGCTCTTTGCCATTACGAGATCTAAACTCTACTTCTCCGTTTTTAACAATTGCGTTGAATCGCATTCCGTCGAGCTTAAGCTGTACGAGAGCCGGCCATTGGATTTTATCAACGAGCTTTTGGTCGTATCCAGAAGCCAACATAACCGGGTACGTCGAGACAAGACCTGGCCAAATTTTGTTTGCTGTTGCTTCTGATACCCCGCATCGGAGATCTTTTGCAATAATACGCTCAATGATTTTTGCATCCTCAGGTTCCAGTTTAGATAGTACTGTAGTTAAGTGTTCAATTGCTGCATTGCCTGTTACCTCACGGCTGGATAACCTAGATAGCTGATCCATTCCTTCTTGTAAAGCCCAATAAGGTGCATTGGATTCATACTTCGGAATTTTTCTAATATAAAATTGAACAAATGGGTCTAATGCCAAATAAAACACTCGTTGTAGTATTTCGTTTGACTTGTTCTTAATTAGAATCGCCTCTTTCGCAAGGCGAGAATTATCCGAAGCAAGCTGATCAAAAATATTATAAATTTGGCTCATTATTTCCTCCTATAGCCATATTATAACACCTAATGATTAAGTTGTCAAGTTCTAATGAAAGGATCATAATTAGTTGTTATTGAAAAAACAACCTTATATTTTTTCTCTTCAGAAATGGCTTTTTCTTTGACTTTTTCAACGGCTTCAAGATTTTTGTAGACACCTAAAATAGATTTTCTCTTTACCCGATTAATCTTATCTAAGTATTTGGCTTCTACAATGAATTGATTTGCAATCATGCTGTCCCCAAAATATTGCTAGGGTCATATTCATATTCATTAAGGGTGAAGTTATTTTCATCATTAATTACAATTTCTTCTTCTGGTACTATTGCAATCTCACCTAAAAAAGAATATCCGGTTCCTCGAATAAACATATCAAACTCTTTAACAACTGCATCCAAAGTTTCACAGGTAAACTCTTTTGTTAGTTTGGACCCTGTTTTGTAACCATTAAGATCTAAGTCCTCGGAAATGAATGTGAATTTAGGCATATTGTTTGCTCATAGTAGTTGTCTGTGTAATAGTTTCATAGAGAGTTTCAAACTCTTCATGACTTTGAACTTCTTGTTGGAAATTCTGCTTGTGATATACCTTCGCTAATTTACGGAAGGTCTTCTTAGAAAGATTCTGTTCCTCGCAAATAGTATTGATGGCATTTTTGATGAAATCTCGCTCACTCTCAATACGAGTCATAGAATCACTAATTTCTTTCATGCAATCGTAAATTGCTTTACGATCTGCAGGATTTGATGGTATGCTCATGTGGTTCTCCTTTCAATATCTTCTTCAATACAATTATCTCCATATTGGATTTCTACAATCTTTAATGGAGTATTACCTTCATTACAAAGTTGATGCCATTCTGTAGTACTAACGTGTAAATGATCAAACTTATTATAGATGCCTTTTAGTACCGTGTCGGTCTTGCGGGCATCAATAGTATATACAGTTGCTGTTCCTTCTGCCACAAACCAGTGTTCTGATCGTTGAAAATGTTTCTGCATACTAAGACACTTACCTGGCTCTACAGTAAGTTCTTTTACCTTAACTTCTTGTCCATAGTTATGTAAAGTCCTGTAGTATCCCCATGGACGATCTGTCTTAGGCGATTTCCATTCTTCTAATATCCAAGAGCTAGAATTCTTTTTATCCTCACCGCCAATACCAAAAGCAAATTCCAAATTATTATCTTGAATATCCATTTCTGGAATATTTGTTCTTGTTCTATCTCCACCATTCGCAAAAATGATTTTAGAACTAGGCCAGAACTCTCTTACTTTTCTAATTGCATCTTTTGCGCTACCATCTGAGTCATCAAAATCTATGCACCAATCTACCATTCGAAGATTGTCTAGGATTTTTTGTCTTTCTACGAAAGGCATAAAGAATTTACCTTTTTTCCGAATAAGCCAATCATCAGAATTTAGACCGGCGACTAGAGTATCACCTAAACTAGCTGCAGTTTTAAAATATGCAATATGTCCGGAGTGCAGAGGATCAAAGCCTCCGGTAACTAAAACGATTGTTCTCATCAACGCCTCATACTAGAAATATCTTTTGCTTCTTTATCTGAAAAAATAGGAACTGCGTTAGACTTATGCATAGTACCTATGCCCATAATCTTATCGCCGGTATATTGCATCGGCGCACGACTAGAAACCGCACCAAGGTGCCCGGAGTCTACACTTTTAATGTGTTTTGTGCTACGATTTTCTGGTACCTTGGGTATAACTAATTTACGAGAAGTAAACTTAGAAACTTTTTTGGATTTGTTATTGGTCACACCATGACTAGACAAAAGTTCTTGCCAACTCCTATCTAAGTCACGAGCTTTCTGAGCTTGCTCTGCATTACGAAATTTTTGCTTGCCCTTTTTCTTACCGGCAGTAGACAACCAAGGGCCAACCAAATGCATAGTCATAATATAACTCCGTCAATTTAGCTACAACTATATTATAACACCTTTATTAATATTTGTCAAATGCTTTGTATTTTCCATGATTAAAAACTCGTGGATCCATCTTTGGATCTATTGGAAAAGACCCCATATCTGACCATGTTTCCCTTGGTTCGGAATTTAATTGGTTCTCTTCTTTGAACCAGGTCAGGATGCGTCCAAAGAAGCTTTCTTTTTTGGTTGTTTGATCTTAGCAGGCACCTTAACTTCAGCAGGCAAAAGATCCGGAAAGGCTTCTCGAACTAGAGCATCTTTTAAAGACTTATACTTTGTATCCAATTGTTTATCTTTAGCTAAGCAAACAAGTTCCGCTTCTGTCCAATGAATACCCTCTAACATTTGAACAAATAACTGCTCTTTTCTCACTCTGGTTAGATTGATGTTTGGATCTAACCAAATATAGAAGCGTCTGAATTCTGCAAATAAATTAGTTTCAGAATATCCCGCTGGAACTGAAGTATCTTTTTTAAAGGGAGGTTCGCCTTCGGGCAAATAAACTTTTATCGCAGGATCAAAATTCATTCTAAGAATATTTCGAATTACGGGATGATCATATGCTCGCAAGACTTTAATTTTAGATTCTTTAGTGGCTGCTTTTTCTACTTCGTCAAATACTTGTGGTATAGTAGTTCTCATTAAAATTCCTCGATAAGTTCCATCATGTTCTTCATTCTATTTTGAACAAAGAAGTTAAGCAGCCTACTTTTATCTTTTTGTGGCTGATCTACATAACTATTTATGATAGCGGTTTTAACTTTTTCCGGTATGCTATCAAAATTAACTAGCTTTTTATTTCTTTGATAATTCTGTTTAAAGTCTACATCTTGAGGCATTAGTTCAGGATTCTTAAACCACTCATCTAACTTCTTTTGAGTGATTGGTTTTTGCCTCACACCATTTACGATGCTATCATCTGCAGATAGAACATTCGGAATGCCGTCGCCCTTATCGCCTTTAATGATATGTTCAAATGCATATTTCTCAGGGCTAACGTCGGACTTCACAAATTTCTTTTGAATCGGTGAATATTGTTGCACGTTGTTCCATTTTTGCAACTGAATAAAATCATGATCCCCGGATAGTACCAGAAAAGGTTTTGGTTCATCAAATAATCCACTAGTCAAATCATTTGTCTGAGACCACTCTGCTAATACTGCAATAATGTCATCTGCCTCGGCACCGTGGACGTTAATAACTTTATACGGGAAGTAATCATTGATCTCATCTCGTATCATACTAAGAGCTTCGAAAATGACCTTCCAATCAAAGCCAGAGTCCTCTCTTGCTTTTTTTCTACCTGCCTTGTAATACGAAAATTCTTCTCTGCGCCAATAGTTATAATTGTCGCAAGCAATAACTAGTTCGCCATATTTTTCTCCAAACTTTTGTTTATATCCCCGAATAGAATTAATAATCATATGGCGAAGCAAAGGAACTTCAATTTCAATATCATTGCGACCACCTACTTCAGCCATTAGATTAGAAATAGCGGTCTGATTAAAATCAACGATCATCATAATGAAAAATACCTTATAAAATAACTACATTAACATTAGAACCTAATGGGGTAACATTAGCATCGGAAATAGTAATCCTATTTCCTAAACTATCGTAATATCCTTCACTTTCACTTAGTGCAGCAGTATATGGAGTTAGTTTAGCTTTCACATCAGGCTTCAATGTCAAATCAAATACTTGATTTCCGCAGCCAGAAAGTAGATTGTAAACAATCTGAGTAATTTGAGATGTTACAGCACTTCGTATTGCAGCCTTATTAATTAAGTTATTAAAATTAGTGTTAAACCCATTTACCGTAGCTTGAAATGTAGCTAAAGCTTGCTGATAATCAGAATACCCTGTCGCACTACTAATAGCTTCCTTAATTGCAGCAATAGCATCACCCTGTTTTAATGATGATATCAAATTTTGTAAATCCACATCTGGCACATCTCGATTAGGAACGCATCCGCTGCCTAATAGATCTTGTAAAGAACATCCTCCTGCTGCCGCAGATCCCGATAATTGACCAATACCCGATAGACTATCTGTATTAGTTCTATAAGTTGTCAAAGATGCAATAAAAGCTTCCAATGCGGATTTTTCTGCGAGCAAATCTGCATTGCCAGAATTACCGGGTAAAGCTAACTGAGAATTAACATAATCTAATCTTGTTTGAGCCGTACTCTTAGTACCATCCAAGACAGTACCAATTGGATTCTGATAAAATTGTGTACCAATTCTTTCAATGGTATCATTAAAGTTGCCTGCAGCTTGTTGCGCAGTATTAATTACAGTTGTTACTTGTTCAATTAGTTCTTTTACCTGGGTTAATCCTGCAGGTATCAAACCATTTCTCGGTGCTACGGTTGGTACACCATTTGTTAGTTGCGAATAAATTTGTTGTAAAGGATTGCCACCAATCTGAGACAAAATGATTTTAATTAAATGACAATATGTTAATCGTATAAAGGACATAGTTACCTCACTATTTTTAAAATTACGGTATCTATATTTATCCTACCATTAACACCTTGTTCTTTAGATTTAATATCATCCATAAAAGTTCTTAACTTTACTTTACCCGAAGACATCAAACTCTTAATTTGTTCATCGGGTTTACGCAAAGTCTTTTGCTTAGATTTCTCGGGCATCCAGTTCTGCAAAGTAGTTCCTTTAACAGTCATACCTTTTGTGGATTCTGAAGTATATACTGCAAGCTTACGAGTCTTTGTATTAAAAACCCAAACCTGTTGTGCCCCTACAACATCAATTGGGCGCTCAGATTCGATCCCGAGTTCTTCATCCTTTGTTTTGTATTTTATACTTTTAACTTGTTGTGCTGCAGGCTTTTCTCGAACAGCTCTCGGTTTACGATTAGCCTTTTTAAACTGACCATATAAATCGCAGTCCTCAATGAACTGCTCAAAGAGTTTAACTAATGCCTTAAGCTTTCGCTTATTAAAATTAGAATACCCTTCTATAAGTTGTGAGTCGTTACCTTCGATAACTTCATTATATTCTTCTAACTTCTTTTCAGCCCATTCTTTTACGTCTTGAACATATGGTGCGGGGATTTGCCTTGATTTGAAATCGTTATAAAGTGAAAATTCTTTATCTAACTTTATAAAGTCATCAATGGCACCTTCTAATTCGCCAATGTATTCTTTGGTTTTCTGTTTAATTGCTTCTTGAATATTGACAATAACCTTTTTTTCTTTCTCCACCACATCTTCTACCGCATCCTGCACTAATGATGTATTAATTAAAATGTCAATATGCTGTTCTAAGCGTAAACGATGCTCTTCAGATATCAGTGCTCCTCGAGTACAAAGACGAGCAAGCCAACCAATAGTTGTAATGATTTTATTTTCGTTAACTTTCTGAAAAGTCTTATAATCTTTATTACGATTCTTTTTTACATATTCAAGAATGTACTTGTAGGCATCAGTTCTAGATTTTTCTGCACTATACCAATTGAAGACTGTTAAAATTTGGCCATTATACGATTCGTTCGTAGGATCAAGTTTTGAACCTGTAGGCTCAATACCTGTTAGCATGGATGCCGCAGCTTTTGCAGCAATTGCATTTTGTTTTGCCATCTTACTCTCCTAGAGTAAATTTAATTTGTGTAATAGAATCGTAACGACAAGAACGCCAGCCCTCAGATTCAATATCCCAAAAAGAAACTGTATCTTTGGATCTGGATTTGACAGGGGCATCTTCCCCAAAATCTTTTTGTACGTTTGGAATATAGTTATCCATAAGAGTACACTTCATTTCTCTTATAGTACCATCTTTTTTGGTAAAAGTCAAATGGACAAGGCTTGTTTCAAGCAAGCCCTGTAACCATTTTTTGAATGTTTCTTTTTCGGATTCGGAAAAGTTATTGTACTGACTATGTTGAAATTCCGTATTCATCATCAATCGCCTTTAGAATGGTTTCTACTCTGTTATCTACATGATGATTATAACAGATTAGGCGATGTCTGTCAAGCACTCCTTGTTCGCCACGGGAATCAAACAACTTATTGGCTTTATTTGTAATTTCCCAGGGAGATTGAATATCCTCGTAGTCATAAAATACTATATGATCCCAAAGATCAACAACGTCTTTATGATATTTGAGTGATCTTGGAACAATAGGTATGCCGCCGGTAATTAATGCGTCATATATTCGAATTGGGGCATCATTCAAAACAGGTACGATCCAATGAGACTTATGAGAACACCATTCTGTAAATCTATCTAGCATTTCTCTACCATGATAAGAGCCATCTACTAATTTAACACTTGGCAATGTCCTGTGTAAAATTTTTAGATTCTTCATGCGTAATAGAAATTGAGGATATTCAATATGAGTACCCAAAGGATCATTACTTCTTTCTGTTTTTGTAATGACATCCTTGTTTTCTTCTAAAAATTCTTTTGGCCATTGAATAACACCTGAAGAAACAGGTCCTGCCATGATATTATTATATCTGGACAATGGTTCTAAATTATCTGAATGTGTAGGTACATAAAGATCAGCTATTGAGGCGAGCATACCTGAGAGAGCGAACCAATGATGGTTGTCAAAGTCCCAAACTACAAAAACACTTGTAGGCGAATTTAGATATAAGTTAATAAATTTATCTAAATTATTGTCAACCATAACATTATTGTTACTCACAATAACTACAGAGTTCTCAAATGCCTGTGGCGCAGTTTGCATATTAAAAAACTCTATTTCAGAATTTTTAGGCTTGTGCCTTACTGCATGAAAAATATGATCAGTTAAGTAAATCTTGCCTGAATAGTTTTGTTTTAAAGAATCTTTTAGATGCCGATTTTTTTTATTCTTTTGTAAAACTAAATTATACAGATGTTCATTTTGAGATATTCCGCTAGTTGCTGCTATACTTTGAGCAATTTGATTTGCAGAACCACTTGCTCTATTAATTAAATCTATGAAAGTAGGTTCACTAGGAGGGGGCATATTATAAACGATTGGCATTAACGACCTCTTCCGGATTTTTTAAGAATGGCTTTGTTAATGGTGTTGACATTTTTAGGTCTTGCAGTTTGTAACATCTGTTGTAGATTGTTTACTGACAAGGATTGCAACTTAGGTTTACCAGTTTTAGTTTTATTTGGATCACGTGTAGAACTTTTCTTTGTAGACATAATATCTCCCTTTAATTAATATAACCCATCTCCTCAAAAAACTTTAATCGAGACCAGGTATCTTTCCAATCTTTAACATGATATATTTTTCCTCGTTTTTCGTCAAGTATTCTTTTACCCAAAGGCCAATCATTGCCAACTGGATCCATCCTATCACCGAAGAAATGCACTTCTTGCGTATGAATAAACTCTAGGATTTGAGATTTATCCCTACCTCTTTCGAAAATATCTATACCTGTCTCACCTCCGACAACAGCATGAATATCTTTCCAATAATTGTTTATGTATTCACATAATTTTTGTCGTTCTTTTGTTTTTAGATCCCATTCATAATAATGTTTTCTTTGAACACCAACAGCATCTCTGCCAACCACGGAAAAATTTAACATCCCTATACGTTGTTCGAGATGATTGCCATATCTAAATCTATATTTTGAATTTGATAAAACTTCGAAAAGATATCCTCGAAGATCCTCAGGAGCAGTCCAAACAGAATTTTTTATTAGAGTAGTTCCTTGGTAAATTGCATTACCGGAACAATTAAAAGAATAATCAACAGCCTTTAAAATGTCTTGACCAAGCTGTTCGACTGTTTTTCCTAGATCAGACCCGGTGACAAGCGCCACCGGGTGTTTTGATATAAATTTTTTGAAGTATTTCTCGAAGTCAGAATCTATTTTTCCTCTGCTTGGTGTCAGAGTGCCATCCACGTCAAATATAAAATACATATAATACCTAAATTATTTTTTAGGCTTTTTCGGTGCCTTCGCTGGTGCAGGTTTCTTAGCTGGCTCAGGTTTCTTAGCTGCCATTTTCTTCTCCTTCTTTGGTTTTGCGGGTGGCTCTTCTGCGATAACTTCGGCCACGGGCTCATGTACTGGGCTCGGTGGAGGAGGCTCTACAGGAGCAGCTTCTGGTTTGATTTCTTCAGTTAAAATCGGCATCGGTTTAAGTTCAGAAATGTTTTTTACTGAGTCTAGTGGATGACGGCGTTCTTTATCTTCTTTGGATATTGCATACCAAAAAACTCCGCCTAGGGCCAAGATAACAGCGATTAAAATAATTTCCATAATTTCTCCAGATTAAAAATAAATGTCCACGGCAAGCGCCGACATAGTATTTATGCCTTGTTTTCAGATTTACCTATGGAATCCAAATACCAATAAGGCCTGCCATAGTCTGCAAACGTCTGTACTTTGAATCTTTCCGGCATGTGCTTGTCCAATTTATATTCGGAAGCGGTTGAATCCAATTTTATATTTTTAAATTCTTTTTTGGACAGATGTCCTAACCAAACTGTTGATAGAGTATGATAAGGACCATCACCGAAACTATTCTTTTCGTAGACATCCTCATAGAATCCAATTGGAGCTAATTCTGCAGTAAAGTCTATACCTATCTCTTCTTTAATTTTTCGTTTGGCTGCATCTAAAGAAGTTTCAAGTTTATGTACTCGACCACCTATAGGCCAATATACACCTTTACACGGTTCTTCTGTTCTTTTTATAAGAAGATACCTATAATCATACCTCAATAAAACATCTACACAAAGATTTATAGAATGATGTAAAATTTGTCTATATTCTTCGGTAGGTATGAAACTCAATTTGATTCCTCAGTTTTAGTTTTTGTGGTTGGCAAAATCGTTTTCATCGTTACGCTATCATTAGGCATTATTTCCGCTCGCATAACTGCAAGGATTAAAAAGATCATCCAACCTGAAATATAGTAAACAGACATCGCCGAGGCAACAACAACGACTGCATTATATATCATAAGAAATGCATATTTTATATCAGACATTATTTTTTTCCTCAAGTAACGTTAACATATCTATTGCATTCTGTGGCACATGAAATCCTTGCTCACGCAAATAAATTAGTTCTTCTACCATCTCATCCGGGGTATCTGTTGTAAAGGTTGTGCCGGCAAGTTCATGTTCAATGGGAATACGACTAGCATAATTCTCCATCCAATCCTGCCGTTGTCTATATCTTTCTATAAACTTTTGATTGTCCTCTAAACTAAGAGAAATACTAATCTCGGGACATTCATCTATATTAGAAATTTTTCTAGATGCAACATGGCAAGTATATCCAAGATCACCATAGTAAACATACACGTCACTTCTAAAATTATCTGAAGAAAATCTACAGTAGCTCATATTATTCTATACCAAAATGTTTTTTAATTGCGTCCTCGGTAATTACTCTACCGTCATACTGCTGATTCATACCGCTTCGAGATAAAATGTCTTGTCTGGCAACTTTTGCACACTCCAACACAACTAATTTAGTATATTCTTGAAGTTCTTTGTCATAAGTTGAAGACCAATCAATGACATCATCGTTCCATGGCTTCTCATCCTCTTCCCACATCACAAAACCTGCTTTATTAGCTAGTTCTTTAATTTTCTCGTGCATTTTAATCCTTCGGAAGATTATATTGTCTGGTGTATTGACTAGTTATTGATCCATGGGGGTCTGGTCCAGGATATTGAATGTTAGTTTCGACAGGAAGACCGAAACGTTTTCTAATATTTTTACGATCTGCTTGACTCATACAAATTTTTGCACATTCCTCAACTATAGCAGCGGCATCGCTACTAACTTTTGGATCTAAAGCAACTTTGCAATGCCAAGTGATGACATCATTCAATGCTTTACGAGGATCATACTCGTGTTCTTCGGTATAAATGTGCGTTGTCATCGTTTGTTCAATGACAGCATCCTTCCATTCGTTAAAGGATGAGGCCTTTTCCCATTCCTCATTACGAAAATTGTCTAACCAACCGTAGTAAAAGTCATCGAAGTCCATTTCTCCGCTTCGTACAGCATCAAATACCTTTTGTACGTTAGTTTTGTCTAACGTAGCATTACGAAGTAGTTCTGCTAAGTCTTCTTTATTAATTTTCATTGAAAAATCTCTTTTTTATTTGAAAAACTGCAAAGTCTATATCACCTTCACTGCTATCTATAATGTCAAGACATTGTTTAACTATAGATTCGGCAAATCTTCGACCAGTATTTTTCCACAACGGACTTTCGTAAATATTATAATGTGCTTCTTTAGCAATGTCAATAAAGGGATCTTCCATTTAGCACCTGTTCTGAATAATCGAGAATATTTTCTTGGTTTGGTAGTTCATAAAAATTTGCATCTTCGGATTCAATAGTGACCTCCAGATCACAGTGCTCTATTCGGTAATCGGTAAATGAATGATCTTCATTATATACACGAAAGAACCAGTCCTTAGGATCATCGAATGTTCTGATAATAAAACCCTTGATTCCTTTTGCAGGTTTACTTATTTTCATCATCCACTCCGAAACGAGATTTGATATTTTTAACTATGGTAAGTGCTGCCCAGGTAATATCATCATTCTCATAATTGGACATACCAAGTAAAGCAGCTTCGGAGACGCATTTTTGCACAATTAGCTCGGCGAATTTAATTATAGCTTTACGATCATATTCATCCATCTGATCCCAGCACCCCTGTACTGTAAGACCAGCCTCATACATCAAATCGTCAAATGAATTATTCATAATTAAAAGAACAAATATTTAATCATGCACATCATGGCAAGAATATAGGTAATACCCTTACCTATTTCAAAGATACCCGCCCACATAGCCTGCATTTCACGTTCAGTCATTTTCAACTCCAAAGTGTTCTTTCAGCATACATACCTCGGAATATGCGGACAGTCTTTCCATAAATCCGGGTACCATGCTATATTGATTTTTCATAATAAGATCACAACATTCTTGGATAATTAGTTCGGCGAACTTTTCAAGTTTAGTTGGAATACCATCTGGATTATAAGTTGGTAATCCTGCCTCGCGAGCAAGTTCTCGAATTCGTTCGTTCATGATAACACCGACCAGCGAGCGTAAGCAACTATGCCCATAGATATAAGAACTCCTACTGCCACACCAAAAAAGAAAGTAGTCCAAACTAATATAGTCATTCTTCAACCCCAAAGTGTTGTTTAATCTCCGCCTCATACTCCCAAGGAACAATATCGATGCATTCTTGAATGACCAGTTCTACAAGGGCCTTATTATATCTATCAATCCAAGCATCAACCGACAGACCTTCGGGTACTCTGCTTTTCGCAGTATCGGACATTCGTTTAATCAGATCAGAATTCATCGTCAAACTCAGACTCGCCATAGTATGTTTTAAACTGATCTTTAAAGTCCTCGGACAAAGACAAACACTTTACAATCAGCTCTTGTTCTTCAGAACTTAGATAACTAAACTCTTCTCTAAAATACGATGCTTGTTCCTCAGACGCTTCCTCCCGCATATCTTCGGCCCTAGACCAGTCCTCATCATCTTCCGCCGAATCAGAAATCTCATCTGCTGCTGTCCAAGTATCCCACGCTCTGTCGTGTGCAATACCATTCAAGGTTTCAATTAGATCAAAAGCTTTTCCCAGTTCTACGTTCACGGCCAGTTTCCTCAAGTAAAAAAGCTATTCACAAGCTCCGACTCTACACTCCCAGCCAATTCAAATCTCCGAGCCTTCGACACGGCATCGAGAATCTCATGGACGTATTCTTTATTAAACAGAGAGGTAGAGTTTCTTTCTAAAATCTCAGCACACTCCTGATCGTCAGCAGCGATAACAGCCCACATACCACCGTATTCGGAAGAAGGAAAGGGTACCCAATAATCTCCGACATAGATAAACTTTATCTTAGTAGCAGGACAATCTCTACCCTGATTGCACAAGCCATCGCATGGAGGACATGATCTGGTCATCGTATTTCCTTAATGTAAATTATTATAAATCAAGAGCATTGATTTGCTCTATAGTAAGATCCACGGATATTTCTTTTTCAACATCTTGTAAAATATCATTGTAACGCACCATACCTTTTACATCATCTTCGGACATGTATGCTAAACACATATTGGCTACTTGCTCGGGTGTAAGTAAGCCCTGATCCATCATTTCTAATAGCTTAGATGTATATCGGCGGGACATAGAGTAGGACATATTAAACCTCGATGTTTTTGAAGAAATTCATAAATTTATTGAAATGCTCAGTTTCAGCATCGGCTAAGATATCTTCTAATTGTAGACGAATGGATTCTTCGTTTTCGTCGTGCGGAGAATGTGTAGAGTAGTATTCGTATAAGACACCTCTGAGTAGATCAATTTGTGGGCCGGTTAATTGAATGTTAACGGTTTTGTCCATATCAGCTCCTATAATGTGAATAGATTATATAATAAAAAGGACTCTGTGTCAAGCACTATTTTAGGCGGCGGATTTCTGGGAAATTTTTCTGGGGGAAATTTTTTTGGAAAAAGATTTGAAAATGGAAATGGGGAGGACATAGAGTAGATTCGGAATATGGATGAATAAGGGGTAGGTGCTCTATATCCCTTCTAGAGAACCATAGCCTTAAACTATAATTATAGGGGGTCCTATAGCAAACCCCTATGGCTTCTGTAGGGCTTCCGTCGCTGTTCTGATAATCTCTGGGCTGGCCTTCTCGTAGGTCATGATCAGAACTTCTCTCAGTTCCTGGGTCTGCGGGTGAAATAGTAGTAATGCTAGAATCCCACCCGATATCATATGCCCTACGTGGGATCCTAACAGAGACCCTATAACAAGGCCTATTACCAATAATGCGAGTCCGGAGATCATGCCCAGGTCTGTATCGTGTCTTCGACTACGCTGACGGGCATTTGTACTATATCAGAGATCTCCCCAATACTGTACCCCGTTTCGTAGAGTTCGAGTATTCGTATTAAAAGGTCTTTTATTGCTGCCATTAGCGAATCTCCACTACGATGTCAATGAGGTTCTTGTATCCGAATGTTGATCGAAATACTTGAACTGCTTGTTCTCGGGATGTTGCGTAAATGGTGTAGTTCTTCGAGCCATCGTGCTTGTCAATGTAGATTTTATACTGTTTCATACTATGCTCCATACTGTGTTAATTGAGAACTCTTCGTCACTTAGCAATTCGTCAAGCTCGTCTCTGACCTGTTTCGAGTACTCTTGTGCGTCATCTGCTATGAACACTATTGCGTCATATAACGTAAAGTCTGACCATGCCTGCATAATTGCTTCTGCTTCTTGCATTAAATTAGGGAATCTCATACTCGCTCCATTGCTTTTCTACGGGCTTCTATACGGGCTTCTCTAAGTGCCTTGCGACCTGCTTTAACTAGATCTTCGCGCTTTTTCATCGCTTCTAGAAATCGCTTCTCGAACAGCTCTTTCTCTTCTTTGGTCATTCTCATACTCCCTCCAATGCCTCATAAACATATTCACGAACTGCTGTGTCTGTTGCCTCGCCGAACCCCTCGCGAGTTGCTAGAAGTGCTAGGAGTTCCTCTACCTTACCCCAGTCCATCATCAGCTCTCTTGCTGCAATTACGATACCGTCAACTACTCTGTTACCTTCATCTGTGAACATTCCGTAATACATTATACTGTCTCCTTACCATAATTTGCTGGGATATCCTTGAGCGATGCTACCTTCTTACGATACTGAGCCCGCACATCATCTTCTTCCATCATTCTGAACAAAATAAACTTTGCTACGTTCAGTTGCTTGCGCACTTGTTCTGTGTT